AAGTGAATTTAACATTATGTCGTATGAACAAGAGACGCACCTTGCGGAAGGTTGGAGTGGAGATTTGTTATTGTTTGATGAGCCGCCTTCTAGGGAACTTTATATTGCAGCGACAAGAGGGTTAGTGGATAGGGATGGTTTGACATTGTTTACGTTAACACCGTTGAAAGAGCCGTGGTTATTTGATGAGATATACAATTCAAAGAATAACAATGTATTTTCGGTGATAGCTGATATGAGGCATAATTTGGAGAGGTTGAATCCGTTGACGCATCAGATGATTGGGTTGAGGGAAGAGGCGATACGCAAGTTTGAAGAGAAGTTGACGGAAGAGGAACGAGAGACACGGGTACATGGAAAGTTTAGGTATTTAGCTGGACGGATCTGGAAGGAGTGGGATAGGGATGTACATACGTTTGAAAGGATGCAGATGTGGAAGAGTGATAGGAAGAGGCAGATATTGACAGATGGGCAACCGCCTACGCACTGGCCTAGATGTATGATAATTGATCCGCACGATAGAAACCCCCATGCGTTGTTATGGATAGCTATGGATGAGACGGGTGACAGTTGGGTTTATAGGGAAGCTTATCTTGCGGAACACACGATTGATATGGTAGTGAACCATATTAAGAAGGTTGAGTTAGAGGCTAGGGAAAAGGTGCAGTTGAGGATTATCGACCCTAACTTTGGACCGAAGCGGTATGCGAATACAGGGAATACGGTTAGGGACGAGTTTGAGCAGAGTGCAAGGAAGTTAAATTATCCTATGCGATTTGCGTTTGGAGATGATCATAAAGAGGTGAGTAGGAAGAGGGTATCTGAGTTACTTCGTTTTAATTCTTCTAAGCCGTTAGGGTTATTGAACCATCCGTTACTGCATATAGCATCAGATTTAAAGAACTGTATTTATCAAGTTGAGCATTATGTATGGGACGAGTTTAGGGAAGGGGATAGGAACCCGAAGGAGAAGCCGAGGGATATTAACGATCATTTCCCTGATTGTTTGTCGTATTACGCATTGAGCAATTTTAGGTGGGGAAAGCCAAAGGTGCATGAGGGGAAAGGTAATTTCTATGGCTAAGGTTGATGAAGGTATTTTGGATAATTTATATGATGAAATAATAAATGATGAAGAGCAAGGAAGTATTGAATGGAGAAAAAGAATAGCACCAATTATTTCATTGAATAGATTTAGAAATATTCGTGCTACTAGAATAGGAATACCAGTTTTTTTAAACGCTGTTTTGAAATATAAATGGGAGAAAGAAAATCTTTCAAGATTTAAAAAGTAAGAATCCACGAAAGTCAGAATATAAGAATCTTCCTACAGATTATCCTAACGGAATATTTTCATATCATTCAAACCCGACATCTTCTACAGACGCTTCACAAACCGAAGCTCCAATACTTGGTGATGAAAAAGATAGGTTAGTCAGATGCCGGACGTGTGGATTCCCGTGTGATACGAATAGAGATTCAAAAGCAAAAGAAGGTAGCTGGGCTGGGTTAGGTATTTCTTATTCAGATCAGCAGACGGCTGCATCTTCTAAATTATCTGATGGTAGAAGTCTAGCTGCAGGAGCGCAGAGTCAGAATGCGGATAAATATTATAATCGTACGATAAGTGGTGGTTGTCCATGTTGTGGGACATTGGATTATTATAGACAGGTTGATTAAATAAAGGAGATTAAATATGCCAAATAGTTATTATAACGATCAAGTTTCAATGAACCCTTTTGACCAGCCAAGCAAGTCCGATTATTTGGGAAAACAAAAGAGAACGTCAAGTGGAGACATTGGATTAGCGAAAGCTAATAATAGTAAAGACATTGGGTTAAGTGGAAAGAGTTCTGGAGATATTGGAACCTCTGGTAAAAAAAGTGGATACGATCCAAACAACGCAAGTTAAGATTCAATCTAAGGAGAAAGATATGCCGAAGGTAAAAATGGCGTCAGGGAAAGTTAAAAAGTTTCCCTACACAAAGTCTGGTGTTAAAGCAGCAAAGGCAGCTTCTAAATCGCCAGGTGCTGATTTAGAGGTTAATCATAAATATGAAATGATGTATAAGAGTAAGAAACCGAATACGCATGGAATGAAGTATTTGAAAGGTTAATATGGCTAAACCGAAATTAGGAAGTGGAGAGAGATTTAAAGCTTTGAAGAATAAGTTATCTAAAAAACCTGGAATTTATGATCCTGCAGGTTTAGCTGCTGCGATAGGTCGGAAAAAGTATGGAATGGAAAAGTTCGCCAAGTTAGCTAAGAAAGGTAAGTAAAGTGCGTGGACCGCATATTGGAGATATTGAGAGAAAGATTCAAGAACGTGCGGATAACAAAGACCCGAAGTTAAAAATCTTAGGATTGGAAAAAGACTATGTTACAACTTTTAAAGGATTTAAAGTCTACGAGGTCGACGGAGAATGGATACGAAACAATCTTGATGTTATATTCGGAAGTGGCGGTCATGGTCGTGTGCATACGTTTATCCCTAAAGGCGAAATATGGATTGCGAAAGGGTATAACACGCATTACCAAGCGAGATGCATATTGCATGAGGCAAATGAATTTAAATTAATGAATAGGTTACCGTATTATCATGCCCACAAAAACAGTCAAAAAGAAGAGTTCTTGCACCCAGAAGAAGAAGAAAAGCTTGTTAAAATTCTTGAACGGCGCAAGAAACATGGTATTGGGAATCTTAAAGAAAGTTAAGAAATTATATGGCAGATTTCAAGCTAAGTAGTTTAAAAGAGTTGTTTCCTGAAAAAGCTAAGAAAGAAGAGTCCAAAGTTAAGAAAGATAATTATGGACAGATGTTTAATATTGGAGATGACGAGAAGAAAAAAATTGTTAAGTTCGTTATTGATTTAGTTGATGACTGTAAAAAGCAACGGGAACAATGGCTCAATATTCGGCAAGAATGTATTAAGAATTACGAAGGTATCAGAAGCTCTAAAGGCCCATGGGAAGGATCTTCTAATATATCTACAATGGTAACTACCATTGCTGTTGATATGATTCATTCACGGTTATTTCCTATGGTATGGAATCCTGATCTGATTTATTGGAAAGGTACGAATTCTCACACTGAAGAAGTAGCTGAAAACAACCGTATATTCTCACAATGGATTTTTACTAAGGACATGGAAGATACGCAGGATAAAGTTGATGAGATTGTAGGTCGTTTAGTGGCTGATGGAACTATTGCTGTTAAGAGGTCTTGGGAAAAAACATTTCATTATGTTACTCGGTTAGTTCCTAAATCGTTTACTGATAAGGGTGAGATTAATTACGATATTGTTTATGATAAGGTAAAAAGAGAAAAAGCTAAATGGACGGTAAAAGATATTGAGTATGTGTATTTCCCTTGGAACTGCAGAAATGAAGATGATGCTGATTATATTATTGATGAGGTTTATTATACACTTCCAATGATTCGTGAGCTTAAGGCTAGAGGACTTATTCTTGGTGATTTCGATATGGATGTATTAAAGACTGTCCTTGAGAAAAAGTTTGATCCTGAAGGCGGTAAGAAGGCAAGATTGGATGCTGCTGGGATAAGCACTTATACAAGCGTAGTCGAAAGTATGCCTATTAAATGTTATGAAGGATATGTTAAATATGACATTAATAAAGATGATATTCGTGAAGAATGTATATTTCTAATTTTGCCTGAAGTTAATATGTATCTTTCAGGAAAACCATTACATACGGTTAGCCGGATAGCTAAAAGACCTTGGAAGATAGATCAGTTTATAAAAAGGTTTGGGTGCAGTTTAGGTAAAGGTATACCAGAACTTGTTCGTCATTTACATAATGAACTTGATACTATTCATAACCAAAGACTTGACGCTGGTAATATGGTTATTGCGCCATTCTTTTTTTACCGTGCAGCAAGTGGATTTGATCCTAAGACTATTGATGTTAAACCAGCTACTGGTATTCCGTTAGACGATCCTCAGAGAGATGTTTATTTCCCCGATTATAATGCTTCAAGATTATCAGTATCGTTCCAAGAAGAATCGTTATTAATGGAACAAATTTCACGGTTGACTTATCTCCCACCTACGGCATTTGGTAGAGAGACCGCAAACCGCCCGACCGCTAGAGGTACGATTGCTTTGATAGCCGAAGGAAGTCAACCGTTTAATCTTTTAGCTGGAAGAATCCTTAAGACTGTTCTTGGGTTAGTTACTGATACTCGTAAGATGTATGAAGAGCATTGGGATAATAATTTTGCTCGTAGAATACTTGATAATAATGGGAAACAGTTATGGAGTGTATTATCTCCAGAGATGATAGCTGGAGATTATTTAGCTTTTAGTGAAATAGATTTAGAGGCTTCCAACACTGCATTTGAAAAACAATCTGACCAAGTTTTATTCCAAACCCTCGCACAAGATCCATTCGTGAATCAAAACCCGACCTTTGCTTGGGAGCTTCGAGCTAACTACATCAGAGCTTTAGGAAAGAAAAATGTTGAGAAGTTTATCGGACCTAAACCTGATTATGAAATGAATCCTGGTATTGTTGATGACGAAAACCAATTAATGCTTAGAGAACAAAAAGTTAATGTTGGTCCAAAAGATAATGATGTTGCTCATATAAATGGACACGCAAAGTTTAAAAGAGAGATGGCATCGGTGCTTACTCCAGAAGCGATGACCTTACTCGTTTTACATATTGAAGAACACCGAATTGAGTATATGCAAAAGTTACAACAAATGGCAATGGTTCAGCAAGGAGGTAGTAATGCTGTCGAGGGACAAGATATTAATTCAGGAGGTCTTGGCGCACCAGGGATGGGCGCTATTCAGGGACCTAGTGTTGGGACAGGACAACTTGGTGGTGGGCAGACAATGCCTCAAGGACAAACTCCAGGGGGATTTACAGGCGGCCAGTAGAGCAGGAGATGCTATTAAATCTTCGTATTATGTAGGGCAGTTGGATATATTAAAAACAATCTTAGAAGTTCCAGAAAAATACTTAAAGGGCTAGTTAGATTATCTAATCAGGAAAATTAGAATATCTATACAGTAAAAGGAGAAAGAAATGACAGAACCAGTAAAACCAGTAGAACCTCAAAATCAACCACAAGATAGTATTCCTAAGAATAAGCAAGAATGGGCTGAATTAGCAAAGAACGATCCAGGTAAATTTGCTGAATTAACTCAATCTCGCATGGATACTTTCTTCCGTCAAAATAAAGAATTTCAGGAAAAGTTATCTGCAGCTGAAGAAAGAGAAAAGAATTTAATTGCTGAATTAAACAATCTTAAACAGCCTCAGCAACCAGTTCAGCAAACACAGCAACAACCAGAACCACAAAATCAGTATCCTCAGAATGAAGCTGAATGGGACCAATTATTCTTAGAACGTCCGGCTTATGCTACAGATTTAAGAAATCAATATTTATATGAACAAAGAAATATTAAAGATGAATATAACAAAGCTCGTGAACAAGGGGTTAAGACTCTCATCACGGAGCATTTTGATATGTACCATTGCGAGAAAGAACCAGATGGTAAATTAAAACTTGATAAAAATGGTAAACCAATCGTAATGGTTGATCCAAATACAGGATTATACGCTTTTAATTCAGAGTCAGAGAAGGGAAAACTCTGGACTCAAATATATAATGAAGACCCACAGGGGTGGAATTCATTAAAAAATGCTCCTTCCTTAATGATGGCTGAAATGGAGCGTCGTTTAAGACAAAAAGGAGCTAGTATGATTAATCAAGGGCAGAACAATGACAATGTGGTAGATCAATCTGGAGTTGCTCCACAAGGCGTGACACCTCCAAAAACTACACAAGTTAAATTTGCTTCTGATGAAGAAAAGGTTCTTGCTGAGAAAGCCGTGGCACGGGGGACTTACAAGAATCTCGAAGAGTATGTTCAATGGCGAGATAGAGGAAACTATAGCTATAATGAACAGAATTCACGGCCTGACTTTTCTAAAAGATAGTTAGGTAGAATAAGTTAAATTAAAAAAGTAATTAGGAGAAAAAAATGCAACTTGCCAAAACATTGAATGGACAGACTCCGTTTATTACAAACGTGACTGTCTTTTCTGCTACTGCAATTGTCAAGGGTGCAATGCTGGTTTCTGGTGCTTCAACTACTGCTCAAGGGGCAGCTGTTACTGTTACTCTTGATACCACTGATGGTCTTAATTTCATTGGTGTTACTCAAGAAGGAAGCTCTCTTTTGACACAATCAAAAGAGAACTTAGCACCAAATTCTCATGCTTTTAGAATTCCTTCTTCTGGATTTCCTGTTACTGGTACTGCAAGCACTGCTGGTCTTTGCCATATGCCATTATGTATTAATCATAATGCTTCTTATATGGCTTTATATAGCACGACCACTGGTTCTGGTACTGCCAGCGATAACGTAGCTACCTGGACGGCTAGTACGATTACAGCTCTTGTCCGTGGTACTACAGGAACTGATGTTCTAGGAGGTTGGATATTCTCATTAGCTGGGACTAACTCAGCAGGTAACACCCCAACATATTCAGGTTCATTACGGTATATTGCCAATCAAGCAGCTACCACAAGTGTTACATTATTTACTGCAATGAACATGAGTGCAGATAGTCATTGTACTTGGGTTGACCGTACATGGAAGCACTCCGGCGTTCTAAATTCAACAGCAGATAAATTAAGAAGTCAATCAGGTTCTAGCGGTACTGGATTCCAATTAAATGGCGTTCACATGGTTAGACTTGATAACTTTATTAATGCAGATCATGCGCCTACTCACCCACTTCGTTCTTGGGTTGATGATGGTTTAAATGGTCTTACTGGTGTTGAATTGATGAGCGAAGTTATTTTTACTCAACCGTATCTAATTGACGTTGCATAAGGAGAGATAATATGCCACAGTTAGCCGCTAATTGGCCTGATTTGCTGGCGAAGGATTTCACAAAAATCTACTTCGACCGCTATCAGCAAATACCTGTGATGGTTCCTGACCTATTCAATGTCATGTCATCCGACGCTGCTTATGAGAAAACATCAGCAGTTGGTACGGTGCCTGACTTTGTGGAGTTCACAGGTAGAGTAACAGAAGTAAGCCCGACTCAAGAGTTGAAAGAATTAATCGTAGCTCTTGTAAAATTCGACTATATGCTGGAAGTTCCTAAAACCCTTCGTACTGCTAAGGTAAAAATCGAAAGGATATTACAATGGATAATCAGCAGGAAAGACTTTTTTGGTGGTTTGTTGGATTCTTTGATGGTGAGGGTTGGTTAACAATGAATACTAGACCAGGAATTAGACAAGAATTAAATTATACTCCATTAATTGGAATTGCTAATACCAATTTTGATTTAATTGAGAAATGTCATCTAATTCTTGATAGTTATGGAATTGGTCATCATGTTACAACTCATTATAGAAGACAACAACATAATAATAAACCTCAAAAAGCTATTCAATTAAATGGTTTTAAAAGAGTATCTAAATTTTTAGATATTTTTGGAAATCATATTAATAAACAAAAACAGGTTAGTATTTTAAAAGAATTTATCTCATATAGAAATAGTGTAAATCGTTATATACCATATGGAGATAAAGAAGTAAATCTGTTTAATAGTTTAAGAGAGATTAATCAAAAAGGTATCCTCAGAGACTATACGTCGAACACTATTATTAGTGAAGATATAGTCCAATCTCATGCGAAAGTATGAGTTAATACAAATGACGATAAAACATACGTTTTTACTGAATACGCTGCAAAAATCGAGATTCAACGAAAATTAGCAGCTGATGACCAATACCGTGTTATGTCACGCTATCCTAAAAACTTAGCGAATTCAGCAAGTCGTTCTCGTGAAAAATTGGGCGCATCAATTTTTGATTTAGCTTTCACTTATTCACCGACGGATGGTGACGCTGTTTCACTTTGTAACTCAGCGCATCCTTCTAACGTGGCAGGTGTAGCTTCTCAAAGTAATACAAGTTCAACTGCTTTATCAGCGACACAGGTTGAAACAAACCGTATCGCTATGGCAGCTTTTAGAGATGATATTGGTGAA